AGATTAAATTATGCGAGGCGTATACCCGCCGCCATCCATTTCCCCCTCGCATAATTTAATCTTGCGGCCGGAGTCGAGGCCAGGATAGTACGCGTAGATTTTCACTACGTGATCGTGCCAGCCATGCGTCATGAAAATCGCAGACAGTGCCCCGTCGCCATTGTTCAGCGCCATACTTGTGGTGAACCCCGGGCCTTTACCCCACGTTAGCTTGTCCATTTTCATTCCGCCGACGAACAGATCCCCACCCTGAGTTATGTCGCCCGCGTCGCTGTAGCGCAGCGTATTGGTTGGCGATGGGAACAGGAGCTGCACGAGCGTGGCCGGCTGCGTACCCCACGCGGCGAGTAGGGTTTTTTCTGCGGCGCTTAAAGTGCGGCTCATGTTTCTGCACTCTCAACGTAAACATTTATATCATCCGGAATCGCGGCGGCGGCGCGCTCCAGGGTTGCGGTCGCTGTTGCCATCGCACTGGCGGTGCTCGCCATGTCGGCGGCGGGTTGTAGGAGCGCTTCGGCAACGGCGTCGCGGATCTCCTTGCCTTGTTGCTTGATCGTTGCCAGCGTGGCGTCGAGTTGACCGCCTGAAATATCGTCGACCGTATCCAGGAAGGCATCGAACTCGCTCTTCCGCGCCGCTTTCTCTTCGGGTGAGAGTGTGCCCCATACCGTGCCCAGGTTCTCCTGAACGCGGGCCGCTACCTTGGCGATCTGCGCCGGGTCTTCTAGCGTGTTGAGTAAGCGAATATCCTCCTGCGCTTGACCGAATAGCCGGTTAGACGTTTGCGCATCGGTCTCGGTGTCCCGCAGCATCCGTTCGCGCAGACTGTCACTGCCTGCCTTGATTCCGCTACGCACCGAAGCGATCTGGGCCGTCAGGGCCGCTTCCGCAGCCGACCTTTCAAACGTGGCCTTGGCTAGCTTCTCGGCGCTTTCGGTCGTGCCGTCATAGTTCCGTGCCAGGTCCAGTAGCGACTGCCCTGCCCGTATAGAGCCTTCATACAACGAGTCGCTTGCCCGAGCGATGGTCTCGGCCATGTCCTCGAACGACTGGCTCATATCCTCGCCGATAAAGTCGGTGAGCTGAATCGCCGAACCAAGGGCGGTTTCTAAATTGGCGGGATCGACATCCGAGATCGTCTGGAAAATACTCCCCAGCGTGGATTCGGTCGCGCCGAAGACGCCGGAGACGCGAGCCATCGCTACGGAAGCCGGGTCGAAGTTGCCCGCCGATGTGGTCTGTGCGACGGCCGCATTTGCCGCCGCGCCCGCCGACGCGATCTGGCTCGGGTCCAGGTATTCGGCAATTACGTTATCGAGGCCCACCAACCGGCTGGCCAGCGTCTGCATGGCCTGAGTGCGCGGCTGTTTATCATGTCCGCCGACGTAGACTGAGCCGAACGCACCTGTGTCTACCGTGCCGCGACTGCCGACGTTGCCCCGAGTCGGCCCCAGGAATCCGGCCTCGCCACCCTGGACCTTGATCTGCGGATTCGCTTCCCCGTCGTCGAATACGCCGCCGAATAGGCCACCTGCGCTGCCGCCCGCGATCCCTGCCGCCGCCAGCAGTACAGCGCCCGCAACAGGGTTGGCGGCGATGAAGGCCGCGCCCAGGTAAGCGGCTGCGCCTGCGCCTGCGATCGCGCCGCCCGCGCTGCCGAGCGAGGCGTACTGTCCACCACCCCCGGCGGCGCTGCCGGCCGCTGTGCCGCCGGCCAGACCCACACCGAGCCCGACTTGTTGTCCCGTGGTCAGCTCCGTTCCGCCAAAACTGAACGGCGTCGCGCCATCGCCGAGCAGGGCGTTTTTGAACGCGCCGTAGGCCACTTCGGCTGCGAGACCCTTTAGCGATTCATCCAGGGCGACGACGAGCGCATCCATATCTTCGAAGCCGGCGCGGAATACCTGGAAAAACGAAGCGTCAATGCGCTCTGCTGCCTTCTCCCATGCCGTTGCTATGAAGTCCTCCTGCAGCCTGGTGTCGGCGAGCTTCCCTGCGAGTTCCACCACTTTGTCGATTTGTTGCTGAGTCGCATTCGCGCCGAGCTTGCGGGTCTCTGTTTCGATGTAGCGCTCCTTCGCTGACAGCCCGAGCAAATCGACCTCGAGCTGTAGATCCTGGATAATCTTTACGCGCTTGTCGTGCTCCTCTTCCAGGGCGAGCTTCCGGTCGTTGCGGTCCTTGCGCCAGGTCTCGTCCTCGTCCGACATGGCCTGCATGAAACTGAAAAGCCGCTCCTCTTCGTCGGCCGCCGCTTTAACTTCGTCGGCGTATTCCTTCGTTGTTGTCGCGAGCAGGGCGCGTAGCTCGATTACACGTTCGGTGCTTAGCTCGCCGAATTTTATTGCCTCCGCGAAAAGTTCCTCGGCGGCGGCGAGGCGCTTTGTCTCTTCCGCTGCCGGGTCGAGCTTCGAGATAAGCCGGTCGAGTTGCTTAGCCTGATCCGCGCTCCACTTGCCACCTTCCTTGAGCGCTGTTGCGTGGCGTTTTTGGGCCGCTTCGTTCGCGTTGGCCCGCTGGGCGTTCTCGGTCAGCACGATGGAATGATCCCGTAGCGCGGTCGCAGCCTCTCTGACCTCCTTGTTGTACATGGCGACGCGGTCTGCGTTGAACTGTTTGCCACGGTCTCCGGCGGCGTCCCGCTTTCGCTCCGCAATGGCCAGGTTGTTTGTGGCGTCTGCCAATTTCTGGACCAGCTCGGCGTCGCGAGCAAGCGCCTGCGCGACTTTAGAATCTGGACGTATGAGCGACGTTGCGGTGTCGATCAAAAGCACGGCGGCCTTTTGCAGGTTCAAGCTCTCGTCGATGACGCCGATCCGCTCCATGGTGGCCGTGGCCAGGTTCGTAATGGCCGCACTCATCGTGGAGTCCAGCTCGGCGACTTCCTCGTTGATTTCATCAACCTGTTTTTTCAGCGACTCGAATACCTCGGTCGATAGGACCGTTCCGGTCTTAACCACTTTGCGGAATTCTGACGCCGTTTTGCCCATGCCTCCGGCGATGCGATTTACCAGCTCGGGCATGGAGTCGAGCAGGGAATTGAGTTCCTCCGCCTGAACGACGCCACCACCCAGTAGCTGAGTGAATTGCAGCATCCCGTTAGACATCTGCTCAGTGGTGCTGCCGCCGATTCTACCGAGGCCCCCGACGGCCTCGGTGACCCTCAACAGTTCCTTGTTCGTGGCTCCGAGATCGTCCTTTACCCGCGCCATGCCCTGGAAAAGAGCGACGTTCGCTTCAAGAGGAGTGCGAGTGCGGAAGGCAATATCCCGCGTTTCTGCCCACACCGTGTTGAAGTCGTTCGTATCCTTAGTTGCGGTTCGCATCCGGGTGGACAACGAGGTCCAGTCATCGGCGAGCTGGCCGATCTTCACCAGGGCAAGCGTCGTGGCTACGGTGCCCATAGTGACTGCCATGCTTTTGAACATCGAGACGGCCTGACGGCCCGAGGCGACGATCCGCCTGTGCTGCATCTCTGCGGAGTTGACGCTGGCGGCATGAGTGCGCATCGCGTCGCCGCTGCGCTTCGCCGAACCCTTCAGCTGGTCGAGTTCGGCTTGCGATAGATTGAGTTCGGCGCGCAGCCCGTGGGTCTCGGCATTGAGTCTGACGCCGACTACAAAATTGTCACCTGCCATCGCTATGTCCTCGACTTCGTCTTTTGCCCAAACGAATTCTGCAGAAGCGCTCGCTCAAGTACGGCGAGTCCGTCGATGTGCTCTGCGGGAATTTCTGGACAGCCGCGCTCCATGAGCTCGATCCGCGCCTTGATTGATTCCCAGCGCAGACCGATTCGGCCACCCATCGCACCGTAAATCCACAGGTGCCCGACCTCTGACCACAAGTTGAGAATTGGAACGGCGGTTTCCCAGACTTCGATGACGCGCTCGGCTTCTGCGGCGCGCTGCTCCTCTTCGTCGAGGGTCGCCGACACCATAGCGTAGGGTATGCCCAGGGCGGTTGCCTGAGCCTGGAGATCGTCTTCGGGGAAGTCGGAGTCATTGGCCTTTTCTTCTCGGTGCTCTGATTCCATCTCGCACCAATGCTCCGCGATGTTGACGAGATTAGGTGCCGCGAAAGTTTTTCAGCCGGGTCACCTCCAGAACCTCACGAGCGATTGCTGTGATGGCGACAGCATCTTGTAACAGGATCTCGCGTGTCAGCTCGGGTGGTACCTCGTTCTTATCGAGATCGAGAATGTCGTAACCTTCGATGAGCGTCGCTGCGCAGATCTCGGCGTCGTTCTGGCACGCCTCCATCTGATCCTGCGGAAGCATTCTGAGCTTGACCTTCAGCGTACTTTTTATCTCGCCAGGCGTGCCGTCATCCTTTGGTTTTTTAACCTTAATGTGCCGGGTGTACGTTTGCTCCTGAGTAACGACATACATGTTCTGAGTTCCTTGTGGTTGATAAAGCCGGGGGCAGTTTCAACACCTACCCAGGTGCAGCAACGGGACCGCCGCCGTTTTCACAGCAGCGGGGCACCCTTGTTAGGTTTGCGTGATCGTCAGCTCGTCGAGGCCGCTGTCCGGAATTAACTTGAGCTGAAACTGCGTGCCTACCTGGCCCTGCAAATCCTGCAGCGTCGGGCGAAGCAGTTGGATCTTCGGCATGTCCACGGTCAGCGTCTTGCCTGCCGTGCCGGCCTGGTGAATGAACGCGGCGGCGACGAGCGTGTGAGCCGCGACCGCGGCGTCGAAGTCGTAGGTAGCGACGAGAGGGTCTTCGATAGTGACCGTGCCGGTGGGGCGACGGTCGGTGACTTTGATCGCATCCTGGCCCACCACGTCCCGGTGTATGACCTGGTTTCCAAAGTCGAGTTCGAGGCCCGCCATAATCATATCGGGGGCGGCGAGGCCCGCCATCGTGAACGATGAGTTCGCGTTGTTGACGGCGACCGGGATCTGAAACGCCGTAAAGTCCTCATTTGTGGGAATGGGCACGTCCGTTGGATTGGCGCGCAGCCCCATGATCGTGAATTCAAACGCCGGGTTGCGTCCGGGATTTAAAACGAGGCGCACATTGCCACGGCACCCGATCATCTTGTACAGCTTTCCGTCCAGGTGGAAGTAGAGCGTAGCGGACTCGTATCCGCTGTCCCTTGGCGAGTACACGACGCTGACCGCTGCATTTACCGTCTCCAGGACGCCGCAGCATTTCAACAGTACTGACCACGCCGGAACGCCATCAGCCGCGCTGCCGTGGCCGCAGAATTCCACCTGGAAAGTAATCTGCGAGTGTACCGATGTGTGGTACTCGATCTCGTTGCCGAGTTCGGGGCGGTCGGTGCCGCGCTCTTCGGTCTCCCCCAACCAATCTTGAAACGCGGCGTTTTTCGTCAGAATTGCGTCGGCCGTGGCGACGGGGCTCGGGTCGGTGGCGTAGGTCCCTTCGAGCTTGGCCAGCACCAGCAGTTTTTGTGCTTTGCGATCAGGCATTGTCGTAACTCCAAATCAGGTCATAGCTTGGCGAAGCTGAATGCGGTTTCCGAACGTGTCCTCCCACCAAATAACATTGCTGGAATAACCCGCGAATTGGCCGCGAACGAAAAACGATCCCGTCTGCCCATGCGTGGGAGTCCACCCGAGCATCGCGGCGATTGCCTCCTGCCGAATGATCCGTAGCTCGTCGTCGCCGCCATCGCCGAACTCATGTGTGTAATTCGCGACGGCGATAACAACGGTCCAGGACGTTATGACGAATTGCGAAACCCGCATGTCGAGTTCTACGCCTTCGCCTTCATCCGAATCGGGAACGACCCAGAGCGACGGGCTCTTTACTGCCTGCTCTTGAGCGGTTGCCAGATCCTTTACACGCTCGACGTGGCGAGCGCTCGGGCACTGGACTCGGAGACGCGCAACGATGTCGCGCAGATCGAGCAGTTGCACCTGTGGTTGGAGCGATGTCATCGGCGCGAATAATTCGCCAGCTTGTCCGCCGTGAAGGTCCGGTCGTAGTGGATCTGCCGGT